GTATCCGCGACCGTAGCATTCGCGCTCACCGTTAAATCGGTCGAAACCGTTGCATTTCCGGACACTATGAGATCCCGGCCGATCTGAGCGTTCGCGGTCGTCACGAAACCCGTCGTTGCATTGGAGAATTGGAGGGTATTAGATGTAACGTTCCCCGTATCGGAAACACTCTGGAGACCGTGGGCGGTCTCTACGTTTATTCCACCAATATTCATCGCCTGTGCGTATACGTTTCCTGAAACCACCCGAAGGTGGGAGTCTTTAATATTCAGGTACGTGTTCAAATTATTGATAGACATCTAATATAACGTAAGAAATGATTTACGTGTTATTAGGTGTGGGTAAGTCCTATGCAGTTGGAACAGTGGGCCAAACAGGGTTCGCCGGATCTTCGGTCGCCGTGGGAAGGTCGCGAAGGGCTTGGCGGTAATCAAACCAGGTCTGTTGTACCGCTAAATTTGAGTGAGGATAATCGAGAGTAGCATACCTATCGGTCTGTTCGAGAAGGGTGTTCCGCTTGGTGCGGAGTTCCTTGAGGGGTTGGGCCGCTACATATTCATTCCATTTTTCAGTTATTTCTTCGAGAGTTGGTTTTGGGAGTGTATTTTCTTCTTTCCAGTCTAAACCATCATATTTTTCACCGGTAAGAACCCATAATTGTCCTCCGTAAAAGTTGGACAGAATGAGAGGTATGTCCATTTACTTTTATATAAGAATTTTATTGACAGATTTCTTCTATTTTTAGTAAATGTGGTCCGGCGACACCGAGGGTCAGCCCGTTCAATCCATCCGCTGAATCCGAAATAAACTTTACAGAGTACTTCTGAGATTCGGTTGTATTAGGTTCGTCGTAACCCTGTCCTACACGAACTTGGTGACCACTGCCAACACTATTATAATTTTGACCGGTGATACCATAATTACCCGTCAAATGTGAAGTAATATTATCCACCGCAGGTTCCCTATATATCCGTATATTCCAATAATTGTTTCCAGTTTGACAATAAATCGTCAATGTGAAAAAGAGTCTAGAATTGGCGAATTTTGGTTTAAAATGGAAAGTAGTGAGGACTTCGACTGTACCATTTGATATGGTCTTGTTCTCTCTAGGAAAATCAACTATGCCCACCTGACAAATCGTTCCCGGAGCATACAAAGGTGCCGCGATGTGAAGGGGTTGGGGGTTCGCCACACTCCCCGTGCGACCCATATCGTAGAGGGTCTTGACCTCTTCTTCCGTGAGGGCCGTGTCGTAGAGTTTGAAGTTGGAGATGGAGCCTCTCATATCATATGCTCCATCAAAAAATGAACCTATACTTAAAGTTGGATTGGGATCTAAATTCAAAACGTCTGATGCACTCCCAACAACTCCATTGATATAAGTGGATGATGACATCGTAAATAATTCTACACCATCGAGGAATAATCTAATAGCAGTTGTAGCACCGTAATCATATGTAGTTCCATTCGCCGTTTTAGTTCCAGCCGCGTTTATAACTACAAAATGACGCCACTTTCCATCATTGGGTGTATCAAGATCCGTTACTTTATATCTATATAATGAGCTATGAGCCGACCCCGAGTAACTGACTTCTAAATTATAATTACTGGAACCCACATCTAATCTGAATCCAAAACATTTTCCAATTACCGAAGTATCTCCCACAGAAAAGAAGCCTTGGTCCACGTCTTCATTTATCCTGGTCCAAAATGAAGCAGATAATTGTTGATTACCCTTTAACGAAGAACCCAAACCCCGTACGCGATGTATCGATGGGTCTGTACCACTGAATGTGAAAGCCTTCTCGGTCGCATCATACAACGCATCACCATAGAACACCCCATCATTCCCCCTCCCACTCGTGTCCCGCACAGCCCCCTCGAAGGTGGGGTTGGTCGAGGTATTGTATTCCACCACGAGCCTGTCCCGCCTAGGTGTATCGTCCGCGTCGAGAGCCGGCCCAATTCGGGGAACTGTGAGGTTCTTGGTGAGGGTCAGTTGGCCATCGTGGAGGACGGATTGACCCTGCTCACGGGTGCCGAAATATTTGAGTTCTTGTATTGACAATTGATTAGATCCAACAGTTCTACTTACGACGAGTGCAAAATATTTATAGGAGGTAGTGCTAGGTAATGTATATTCGTTAAAATTGTGAGCAGTCCACGTCGCACCAGTAACTGTTCTTAAAGTTGTCCAATTAATATCATCAGAACTTCCCATAATGGTAAAATCTTCTGGTGCAAGAGTACTAATCTGCACATCGACAGGTAATATCGATATTTGAGAAATGTTCGCTTTATATGGAAATTCTAATTTTACCCATTCACCCATCACACCTCCTAACCCGTGTGTAGAGCTTGTACCTGAATACGCATAATCATTACCAACATCATAATATCTAGGGGTTGGTTCACCACCGTTATAGTATGTATTTGTCGTACCCCCACTTGAATTCAATCTATTTGTAATTTTGTTAAATGCGTTTTGAACGTCATAATTAGAACTATGTTCATCACTCGCACTCACACAAAACTCCCCATGTCCCTCAAAATGGGTCTTGTACCCAGTCATAGCCCTAGGAGGAAACTCTTCCAAGTTGTGGGGTTCATCCGCCACACTCAAGGATCCTTGGGGTGCATCCGTGCCTATCCCCAATTTTCCTTGTTGAAGAACCATCTGCGGTTTCGCGCGCCCGAACTCCTCTTTTTGTGCGTTCCAAATCTCGAGGGCTTGGTCCTCCCCAATAAACTTATCGTAGACCCTAAAGTTGGCGATCTTATCGATGTTCCCACCACCGATCTGGATGGGGACGCTGTCGACACCTGTGCCATAAATTTCCCATTCATCAATTCCTGCGTACGCGGCCGAGCCCGCACCCGCCCCCAACTTTTCAATGACAATTCTGATATACTTGAAATACTGTGTCGGTGCCGAGGATGGTGTGTAAGTACTATAATCGGTTGCAGCACTTCTTGTCACACCCGAAAAATTATGTAATATTGTCCATTGACCAGATAAATCATTACTACCCACAATATATCCTTCGCGGGGCTGACGACCTATGTGATGATATGGTGCCCTAATTCTAGAATAACTGTATTTAAGTTTGTGTGGTAATTCTATTTGACACCAATTACCATATTTTGATGTACCCCCAACATTCGTAGTATGAATCGGTGCAGTACCCGCCGTAAAATCTCCGTTATTATCGTAATTTAAGTTTGGAGAAGTCCAATGATGTAAATTGGCCGCCGACGAGCTTACTAAATTATTAAATGCCTCATATGCTTCATAATTAGCCTGGTCCTCATTCGCACTCGCCACATACCCTCTCTGCGCCGGACCAGTCATCACCACATGCGGATACTTCAAGACATTCGTGGGATCGGGAAGGCGAACCAGGTCATTCTCGCGGTGGCCGTAGAGTTGCACATTTTGAAGTGCCGCGTAATAAGTAGTTGTGCTTTGAAGCGAGGTTGCTACAAAACGAAAATACTTATACGCATTTGTGCTATTTATCATAAAGTTTGTAGTGAGGGTCGCCGACCACGCGGGTGAGGATGAGGTTGTGATACCTGTGAACGCATTAAGTTCGTACCAAGTAGTTCCATCGTTACTTCCAGCGATGACACCGTTTAATGGTGACCGCCCAAGTGAGTCATTTTGTGCGCGTATTGCTATATAGTCAACTTTTAGTTTATATGGTAATTCAATTTGAAGCCATTCACCCGGATATATGGTTCCACTAACCGTAGTTTCTTCGCCTCCTGTATACACACCGTCTGTACCATAAAAGTTATCGGAAAGCCATAACATATTATTACCAGTTACAACATCATCAAAGGCCTGATACGCCTTGTAACTGTTTGCATGAGCAAGCTCACTACTCGAACTCACCACATACCCACCCTGTGCGTACCCCGTCATCGCGAACGGTGGGTAGTCCCCGAAGGTATCTTCGGCTTGGTCCTCGGCCACCTTACGTCCATCGAGGTAGGCGACCCGGGACCCACCTTCACCTTGGTACGCATAGGTCAGGTTGTGCCACGTGTTCGATTGGAGGTCCAAGTTCACGGAGTCTAACTTCTCCTCCGAGGCGATCGAAAAAACACATGTATTGGAAACGTTCGCCTCCAAGTTTGAGGAATTAAACCATACGGAAACCGCGTGGGGTTGGTCACCTTCCAAGAAGGTATTCGCCTCTACTGCAAGGTTAGAGGTTAGGGTTCCGTTAAGGGTCCAATATTTATTAGGTGAGGTCATAGGTGCGTCGTTCCCCGAAGGGTTGGGACCACCCGAAATTTGGTTCGTCCCTACCCCCGTCGCACCATCGACGAGGACTTGGACACCTGTCGTTTGTGGGTTATTGAACCGGGATTTAAAGGTCGTATCGACCGAATGATCACCCGCGGGTGTGTATTCTTCGATGCCGTAGTACTCCATCTGTCCAATACCAGCGTATCTGGAAGAATGCGTTAAGGATGTTGGTTGAACGATAAAATATTTATACGAATTCGTGGTATCTGTACTCTTAATAATTAACGGGGTGACATCTGTATATGTGGAGAGATTCCCACTGGATATACCACTGGCAGAAATTTCCCCTATTTGTGTCCAACTAGTAGCACTGTTACTTCCGTATATGTAACCAGCGTCTATTCTATCAGATGATACATAATATCTTCCATATAAACGAGCTTCGGATAATTTTATTTTACACGGAAGTTCAAGTTGTAACCATGCACCATGTCTACTGGTAACACCACCAGAACTTGAAGCAACGATCCCAGTTAACTCGTCACCTGTACCGTCACTCACCGCATTATAATCACTACCGTTTGAAAATACATAACCCGAAAGCCAAGCATGTGCATTATTTGCTATGCTACCATCAAACGCTTTCCATGTGTGATAATCGCGAGTCGCATTTGTATGAAAACTACTTGCACTCACCGTATATCCTGCTTGAGCGTATGTATCTATTATACGATTTTCGTCCATCTTCCCCTCTTCAAAAATGATTTCGGGATACTTTTTTAAGGTCGGTGCGATTCGCCCGTGCGGACCCGAAACGTCCGTGATCACGTTGGAATTATGCTGGATGCCTTTCGTCTGGATTCGTCCTGTGGTCGTATCGACCATGGTATTCGATGAACCGACGAATGTGACCACGTTCGCATAGCGAATCTCGAGGTTTCCTATCGTCTGTTCCAGCGACATATCTACTATTGAGGGAGGTTTTTTTAAACGAAAAAGTCCGGAGGACGGGACAAGTGCTTCGCACTTGGAACTCTTTTTCTTGCAAAGTGGGTTGCACTTTGGAGGAAATTTGTTTACGAAGTTGGGGCTACGGGCCAAACGGGGTTCGTGGGGTCTTCGGTTGTGGAGGGGAGGTCACGGAGGGCTTGCATGTAATCACGCCACGCCTTGGGTACGACTTTTTGTGTAGAATACGCTTTGATGGTTACCCAATCACAATTGGTAAGAAGTTTGTTCCGCTTGGCGCGGAGTTCCTTTAGGGGTTGGGCATCGACGAGTTCTTGCTGTTTAGCTATTAATTCTTCGAGGGTTGGTTTAGGAAGTGTGTTTTCTTCCGACCATTCTAAATTATCATAGTGAGTACCTGATATACTCCATACACAGTTACCGTAATATGTACTAAGAGGTACGACTACATTGATCATGGTCATTATTAATATAACCAAAGAAATTAGTGTGCAATTTCTTGTAACACAACCGAACTTGAGCTGTGTTCACCGCCAGTATAATTAGAGGTTGCATCTGCGTGTACCTGGTTTAGTGAAAATCGATCCACCGACGAACTATCGCGCCTCTTGTAGTATAATTTATATTCAACGACACCTACTGTATTCGGTGTATCTACGAACATTATGTGTACTGAACCCAATGTACTATTATTATCACTGTCCAATGTGACCGGTGCGATACCATCCGTGTGTGCGGGTGTTTGAACTGTATCGGGAGGCATATGCACACCCGTAGAAGATCCATTGATATACCGTAAAATCCTGAATGTCGCGTCGTGTTGACCTTCACCATTAACCATCATTTGAACAAGAATATTAGAATTATTGAATCTGGGTGTGATACTTGTGGTCATGGGGGTAATTAAACCATTGTTACTATTCACTGTGTGATAATCATATACATGATTATGAACCATCTGAACAGTCGTCCCGGGAGCGTATATACCCCCTCGCACATCTAAAACCGCCCGAGGCTCCGAAGTCCCAATCCCAAGTCTCCCAGCTTTAAGGGTCATGGACACGTTCCCATGCCCAAAGTATTCCTTCTGGTAGGCGTAGAGTTGGTAGATCTCATCTGAACTCAGAACTCGATTGAAGAGGCGGAAGTTGGCGATCGACCCCTTGAAATGTTGCGTACTGTAGCTTGTTCGCTCACCGATAAAAGATGTACCTAAAGTTAGATATGGATTGGTTGGAATGGCGAGATTTGGGAGTATACCCCTCTGGACCGACTCTGGTCGTAACTCACCGTTTACAAATATTTTTGTATATCCATGACCAGATACAGGATCGTTATATATTGTTCCGGTAGCATGAACCCATTCATTGTTCGTATACAAATTACTTGATGTTTGTTTACTCTTGTCACCACCCCATTCCCACATACCTACATTTCCATTTGCTACGTTCATACCAAAAGATTCACCTCGGGACCCGTGTCCAAAATGAAATAGTTCTTGACTCCCGCCCCCGGTCACCGCGATATCATTTGCTACCCATTCTGCCATTGAAAGATTTGCCTGTGGAAAGGAAGTGTTTCCTGCTTTCACATAATACAGTGTTGCGCCTAGTTTGAGTGTGCTCGAAAAATGCCCCATTTTATCGGTGTCGACGACGAGCGTCGTCCAATTGGATGTAAAATTGTTCCCTGATAAAGTAATACCTTCATTAAATATTGCGTCTTTAGGGATGAAAAATGAAAAAAGGGGATCGGTTGCGGTCGTTGGGTGATCCCCGTTAAAGTTATAATTTAATGTACCCCAAGATGCGGTGTATTGTCTATCCTCATTAAAAGTTGTACTGTCAGAACCCATATTACCGTAACTACCGATAGCAAATTGAAAAGTGGGGTCGTCACATTCAATATCGAGTTTGAATATACCACTCGCGACCCAACCGTGTTTAATAGTAAATGTTTTACTATGATGAGTCTGAGTTTCAGTATACACTGTCCCATCTGAACCATTCAATGTTCCGAATTGTATATAACTCGCGTTTCCCGATGCTGGGTTATAAATGTACCAATACCCCCAGCTATCAAATATGTCATTTGTCCAGTCATTCCAAAAGAACCCGGTCCCCGATGGAGTCAACGATGAACTGCTTGGGTTGGACGAACTCGGTATCGCCTGGGCCCCCCCTGACGTCATATCCTTGGTCACAGGATTGGAAGAGTTAAAAAAAGTAAAACCCTGGGTACCAGTTAGACCTTTGGAAAGTAACCCCCCCACGGCATTCCCTCCCTGTAGACTCGCGCTACCAGTAGCATAGCTGGTGCCGACGTAATTGATCTTTGGAACTTTAAACCATAACGATGCGGTATAACCTGACGTCGCATCCGATGGGGTGAACGACATGGGACCATGGTCTATTTTATCGTTAACGCCGTCAAATGTGAACGATTTTGATACCGAATCATACACGACACCATCGATAGTACCATCTCTATTATTAGCCGTTTCATCTTGAACATCTCCTGAACCAGAATAGTTATTGGCATCATAGTAGACCTCCAACCAATCCGTATTTGGAACATTTGGAAGGGACTTGATCACCACTTCCGTGCCATGGGCATCGGGGTCGTATTCGGGGATGCCAAAGTATTCGAGAACTCGTATGGAAACACCATTGTTGGTACCGGCAGCGTATCTTTTTGTCGCTACTACAACAAAAAACTTGTAATACTCCACTGTGTCAACGTTAACCATCACACCATCAGGAGAATCCTGAGATGCGGCCATATCAACAAATGTACCGAGATGGGTCCACGTATCCCCTGATTGTTTTTTCGCGTATATGATAAAATTATCTATGGTATTAACGGTGGCATCAAAATTTTGTGATGCCATTTTCACTTTTTGTAATTTGATAGCTTCAGGAAGTTCTAACCCAAGCCATTCACCCTTTTCCGTCTCTGTAGCTAAACGTGTAGTTCCTGAGTAGACACCACCGGTCCCGTTATATTCTCGGCCACCTCCCCCGGGGTTGGAATGCCACCCACCACCATCCACGGCCGAAAAAGGATAATACGCGCGCTGCGAGCCGTGTTCATGTGAAAAAGTAACCTTGTATCCATTTTCATAGGCTGAGTTAAGCGCTGCACTTGTTAACAATACCCTCGGGTACTTAATAAGCTTTTTCGACCTAGGAAACTCTGCAACGACATTGCTATTGAGTTTGATGGAGGCTGTATTCGCCGTATGAAGCATGTTAATATCACCTTCGAGGCGGGTATTTCCCACCACATGTAAATTAGATGTCGGTCCACCGACACCCACACCGACACCGAGACTTCCTGTGGTTGTGTCGATAACCGTATTTGATGAAGCCCCGACGAAGGTCACCTTATCGACGCTTTTGAAATCGAGCGTGCCTTGGGGTGTAGCGATGGGCATCGTATCTATTATGAAGGGAGGTTATTTTTAGCCGCAATGATACGTGCAGCCAACGAATGCTGCCGTGTGAACGGCGTTTGCTTCATCCGTCTCCACACCTGAAGCATCGAGGTACCTGATTTTATAGGCTTTTTCGGTTTCTGTTGGATGGTCTTCCCATTGGATTTGGCCGTGTTCGTCTAGAACGTTTTCTTCGTCTTCACCCTTCTTAATAATTTGGACCGGTTGGGTCACTGGATCAAAATCACAATCCATCGTAATTTTGGCAACGGTATAATTCGCGAGGAATTCCGAATCTTGTTTTTGTCCGTACCCGGCGACATTGGAGGTTGTGATGTAATCACCCGATTCGAGAGACCCGTTGGTGTTCACGACCCAAATAGCACCTTCGCCGACGGAGTTGATGAAGACACGAGTATCACCCTTTTCTTTTTCGAAGGGTGTCACAAAATTACCATACGCATCACTACGTTCTTCGGGGTCTTCGGATGCTGAGATGACACCGAAACACGTTTTATCGGTGACCACATTTGATAAGGATACGACGGGAATAGATTCATTTATCGTAATAGCATTTGAACCGGTTTCTACTCCGTTATTTATCTTGATATACTTATTCGTATTAGCTGAAACGATTAACCCCTGTAACTCATTTATACCTTCCGGTGTAATACCCCTTATAATATTTCTATGTTGCCCAGTAAAAGAGATGATACTAACATCGGATTGTCCAAGATACCCCATAGACGAGTTATTGTACATGAAATTAAAGTTCGTCGAACTGTCTACCCCAATGTTCCAATTATTAGTATTATCCCCCCTTTCGAATCGTATACCCGACTGCCCGTTCCCATT